CTGTAAAAAATGCATCGGGAAATGATTCAGAACAAGGAGGAGCACCATGCTCTTCAAAATCTGGGTAATCTTTTCCAATAATTTGATTTAGCATAGAACCTATTCTGTTAGTTAGCCTCTTGTGGAACTAAACCCCGAACCTTTAAATGTAATCGGTGGGGCATTGAACACTCTAAGTAGTTTACCTTTACAAGTATCCTCAACGCAAGTTTGCTGTTTCTGAGGTTCGTTCATTCCACGATGTTCTGTATAAGGCTTTTTGCAAGTCTCACACACATAGTCATAACTAGCCATAATTACAGAAGTTCACTCAACTTATCTAATCTAAATCCCGACCAACTGTCTTCGCCAGCAACTACTACAGGTGCAGACTTGTATCCTTTTTCTTCAATTAGAGAAAACACTTCAGGACTTTCTGAAATCATTTTAGATTCAAATGCTACGCCTTTGACAGTTAAGAATCTTTTAGTCTGCTCACACGCTTGGCAGTTTGGGTTGCTGTATACGATAACCATTACTTCTGGTTCTCCACAATCAACTTAATTTCACATGCATCAGTTGTGCAGTAAGCCTCACCGATTCCATCTAGACCAAGACCAGCGTAGATACCAGCAAAATCAATAGGGAATAACTTAGTTGCTGACTCTTCATACTCTTCTTTGGTAATCTGCGTGTACGGCATCTGCTTGTAAGTAAAGTTTCCACTCGGTAGGAACGAAACAGTCTTTAGACTTCCGTCATACATGTGAAGGACTTTTTCAATGTCGTTTGATTCCGTGTCAGGGTTGAACGAGATAGTTACAGATACAGAGTTATCTGACCAGTAACGCTGAGCAGTTGCAGCCAAGTTCATCTTCTCGTAAATGCTTACGTCTTTCTCGGCACGCTTAGCACTTGCTTTGATTGGGAAGTAGACAACAGAAGTGTGCTCTGGGTTTTCAGATGCTGGCTCAACTGTGTAGTTAGCCATCTTGAACAAAGCCAACTGTGGGTCATCGTTTCCAAAACGAATTGCACGCATAAAGTACTCGCCACCCGGTGACCAGTGAGCACCCGGAGATTCTCCAGCCAAAATAGAAACAGTTCCCGATGGCTTAACAGTTGTCGTCTTGATTGACTCACGAACACCTAGCCACTCAGAATAAACAGAGTCATACTTCTTTACTACCGCATAGCCCTCATCCATCCAAGTACGAAGTACAGGTAGACCCTTGTTGTCTGCAAAGTTTGCGATACCAGAGATTGAAGTTCCAATTCTTCTGTTACGTTGCATGATTGCGTTGGTCTCTTCCCAGTGTGTAGGAAGAAGAGTTACAGTCTTAGCGTATAGGTAGGCAAACTTCAAAGTTCTCTTAAAGTCCTCAACGTCTGTGTGACGGTTTAGGTAAGTCTCAACAAGAGTACACATTTCGTATGACTCAAGGCTCTGCTCAGCACAAGGGTTGTATCCAGCAATACGCCAGTCCTTGTTGTTGATTGGGTCACCTAGACGGCCATAAGCCTTAGAGATGTCTTCCCAGATAACTCCCGGCTCACCGTTGCGGATGATTCCATCGATAATCTTTGAGAAGTCAGTTCCAACGTTTACCATAACCGAGTTGTTCGACATCCAACCCCAACCAGGTGCCTCTTCGTCATAAGAGTTACGAGCAGGGAAAGCCTCAGCGTTTTTTAGGTTTAGGAAGTTGTCATCGTCAATGCGACCAATCAAAAGTTCAGCCGAACGTCGAACGTTTCCAGATACAACACAACGACCAATTAAGTTACCGATGTCAGCGATGTCCACTGTGTTAAGAAGTTCTCCAGCACGGTCAGCAAAGATTTTTTTAATTGCTTCGTGCAAATCAATTAGTGGCTTAGGGCCAGATGCAGTTCCACCGAATGTTGCAATAGGTGCACCATATGGACGAATCTCACTGTAGTCAAACTCTAGGCTTGCTTGCTCTGGCTTTAGGTATGAGTTGATTAGAGCAACAGTGCTTTCCTGCCAACCCTCACGAGTGTCTGGGATAACATATGTCTGAACAGCACCCGGAGTGTAGATTTCAAAGTTTTTATCTGCACCCTTGTCATCAAAGCCAACACCGACACCAAGCATCGATGCTTCCATTAGGAATGCGAATGGCTTACCTGGGTTGTTTTTAGTCATCTCAAGAGTTGAGACAAAGGCACAGTTCTGTAGCGAGGCAGAGTTTTTCTGACGGTTTACAAGGTCGGTGCCCATCTGAGATAGACCACGTCCCGGAGGAGACCACTTGAGGTCAAACAAACGGTCAAAAAATTCTTTAGCAGAAGCAGCAGCCTTAGCATCTGACCATGGCAAACGCTGTTGTTTTGCGTAATCTTTTTGTAGCGAGTAAGTTCCGTTAGTTACACGCTCGCATACTTCGGACCAAGTTTCCTTAGTGCCATCTTCTTTCTTACGACTATAGGTTCTAAGAAAAGTAATTTCACCTACAGAGTTGCCAGCGGCATCTTTGAAACCAAAAGGAGATTCTTTTTCTTTGTAGGAGTTTACAAATTCTTTGTTTAGTTCGAATGAAAAAATAGACACAGCCATACCAATTTCTTTTTTGAGGGTTGTTAAGAGATATCAGTATAACCGAAAAAAATTAGGGTATTACTCGGAATCTAAATATAGTAGGTCAAAAATTTCTTTGCACTCTGGACAAATCCTTAATTTTAGTGGGTCTCTGTGTGGCACAAAAACCTTACCGCACAAGGCTATTACGGAAGTTCCCATAATGTACCCTTCAGTTACTTTGGCTTTTTCTGCATAGTGAGCAAACTGATTTGAATCGTCAGAGTCCGTTTCTTGCGTAGACGGTGCTTCTAGTAAATCTTGCATCAAACCTTTTCCATAAAATTAATTACTGACTTTAAAGTAATTGTACCAAAGTAAGCAGTGCAGTCATTCTCTCCAAAAGAAATTATTACTTCACCGTTTTTAACAATTAAACCAGCACCAAACTCAACTCCAGAATTTAAAAACTTAAAGGCACGTGACATTTCAATTATCTTGCCCTGATAGTCATATCTAACAAAGTAGTGATAATAATTTCTGACATGACTTTTTTTGTACCCAAAAGATGGAGCATCATAATAATTTATCCATTTGACAAAAGTTCTGTGAGTTATACCTAGATAAGTCCCGTCCCCTAAATCCCACAAGTTTGAACCACCACGTAAATTTTCAATTACGTCCGAGTTTTCTCTAGTTTTTATTAACTCGTTGTCTTTGACTATGTGGTTTTCATTGTATATATAATCAAAATTTGGGTTTACTTCGTAAGGAGCCATCCAGTTTTTTTCAGCAACATCGGGGCTTTCATCATTAAAATGTTCAATATTAGTTAGTTGAGCATTTTGGCCATCAAAATTAAATACACCAATTCTTGGTATAGGTATACCAAAATCTGGTTCTTTTAAGACTGCTGTAAATTTCCAGCCACCATCTCGCCAAAATAGTTTCGCGTCCTCTGCTCCCCTAACCATACTTACGCTTACATCCATATAAGAAACTGGGTAGTAGTTAATTTCAGACAACTCACTAAGTTCTAGATTGTCGTCAACTTTACAGAACCAAGTTTTATTCTTGATTAGGTTTCCAGTAACCACTTCGTATTTACCTATTTCTGGCTTAAGAATGTAGTTACTAGAGCGAATTGTCATAGCCATAGAGCCGTCTGGAGCCATACCAATAGAAGGATTAAAGGCAGACCAGTGCCTATCGGCTGGATTAATAAATCGCATAGCCTTTTTAACAGTTCCGCCAATAGATTCAAAACTGACGTAATCAAGAGGATGGTTCACAGTTATAATACTTCCATGAAGAGTAAAGTAGAAGATACCGACTACCTATTAAATACTACTGACCGCTGTGATGCTTGTAATTCCCAAGCATACATCTACGTCAAACTTGAGTCTGGAGACTTACTGTTTTGCCTTCACCACTGGAACGACAACAAAGAAGTAATATCTGAAAGTGCACAGGAAGTTGTGGATGAGTCAGAGCGTTTACTGGCTAGGTAACTAGCCCACTCCGCTTAGGGTTCCTAGGTGAAGTGCGTCCTTTTTGAAAAGTCATCACTTTTCTTTTATTGTAAAATAATAAGGACTACATCCTCTCCCGAATGAGGCACTTATGACCTGTGGAATCGCTGGAACTTATAACATCACCTGCCAGCAAGGTGCCACTCTTAAGCGTACCCTGACTTGGCTTGAGCCAAACAAAACGCCAATTAACGTAACTGGGTATACCGCTCGTATGCAGGTTAGAGAATTAGCAAACTCCGATTCCACCATTTTGTCACTTACCACTTCAAATACCACAATCACTCTAGGTGGCACTGCTGGAACAATTGACCTTCTAGTATCAGCAAACACAACCGCCAACCTAACTCCAGGTTTGTATGTTTATGACCTTGAGATGGTGTCTGGTGGTGGGGAAGTAAGTCGCATCGTTGAGGGGAACTTTGTTGTTAAAGCCGAGGTAACTAGATAGCCATGGCTGATATTAAAGTAGTCGAAGAAAAAAATACCGTAAAGGTTAATCCTAGAGATACCAACGTTATTGCTATCCAAGAGATTAGAAACTACGTCGAAGTTTCTGCTTCAGGACCCCAAGGTATTCAAGGACCGCAAGGACCGCAAGGTGAGCCAGGCGTAACTGTAATCCCAGTTGCTGGTGCACAAGGTCAAGTCTTAGTTAAGGCAAGTGCCACCAACTATGACACCGCATGGGCAAACACCGTATCTAGCGTCATTGGCGGAACTGGTCTTACAGGTGGCACAATCACAACAACTGGAACTTTAGCAGTTGACGCTAACGTAATTCCGTATCTAACAGCATCTCAAACCTTTACTGGGACTCAGACTATAGTTACCCCTAACGTCAACGCTTCTGGGCTAATCATTAAGGGCGTTACGTCACAGAATGCAGATACTCTGGTTATTAAATCTTCCAGCGATTCTGTTTTGATGAGAGTTGACTCAAATGGTGGAGTCTTTGCAAACACCGTTTCAACTTTAAATAGTTATATAAAAATTGGCGAAGAAAATTCAGGTGGATACGTACAATTCACCAAACAAACAAGCACGCCTACAGCCTTTGGAAACGACAAGGCTGGAATCTACTTTAGGACAGGTAACTTGGCTGGAACTTTACGTTTAGCCATCTCTGCTGGAGTATCTGGAGATGAGGTCACATTAGTTGACGATATCCCCCAAACTAGCGGTTTAGCCACATCACGCCTAGGTGTTTCAATAATAGAGGGTGGCTCAGCATGATAAGATTTTATAAAGACTTTCTCCCAAACAGCCTATAAAAAGGAACAAAATGCCAGTATCAACTAAAATTCAACTCCGTAGAGATAATGCATCAGTATGGACCTCAACCAACCCGACGCTAGCCGCTGGTGAAATCGGTTTTGAGACCGACACCCTAAAGTTTAAAGTCGGTAATGGCTCGAATGCTTGGACCACTCTCAAGTATTCACAAGATGCTTCTCTTCTATCAGGTGCTGCCACTCTTACAACTCTTACCACAACTGGTGCCGTAACTATTGGCGGAAACCTAACCGTAAACGGTACAACTACTTCTATTAACTCTTCTACTCTTCAGGTAGACGACAAGAACCTAGAACTAGGTTCTGTCGCTGAGGTTGTTGGAATTGCTGGAGATGTTGAAAGCGGTACATCTACAGTTACTACAGCAACCTCATACAACTTCATAGTTGGTCAGTCAGTTACTAGAACCGCAGGTGTGGCATACGCTGGTGGAACTATTGCTTCTATCGTAAGCCCTACCGAGTTCACCGTGACTGGTACCTTTGGTGCTACTGGTTCAGTAACACTAACTATCGGTGGAGCAACAGACAATACCGCAGACGGTGCTGGTCTAACCGTAAAGGGTGCAACTGACAAGACTTTCAACTACACCAACGCAACCGTATCTTGGACATCAAACCAAGACCTAAACCTTGTAACTGGCAAAGTCTATGAAATCAACGGCACTACCGTTCTTTCTAGCACACAGGTTCTTGGGTTCACTCCTAACACCGCCAACAGTGCGTCAACAATCGTTACTCGTGATGCTTCTGGAAACTTTGCGGCTGGAACAATCACCGCATCTCTAACTGGTGTTGCCTCGCTTGCTGCCAACATAACTGGTGGAACAACTAACAAGGGTGAAATTGTTTATATGTCTGGTGTCAACACCACATCTAAACTAACTGCAACAACTACTAACAACCAAGTTCTTGCTTACAACACAGCAACTAACGCACCGTTCTGGGTTACTCCAGTCCTAAGCAACACATACTATGGAGCAACAACTTCTGCTCAGTTGGCTGGAGTTATTTCAGACGAGACTGGAACTGGAAACTTAGTATTCTCAACTAGCCCAGTTCTTACTACTCCAAACATTGGTACTCCGTCTTTTGCTAACCTTACAAGTGCTACTGGTCTCCCAGTATCAACAGGTATTTCTGGTCTAGGTACTGGAGTTGCTGCTGCTCTTGCCAATAACACTGGTTCCGCTGGTGCTGTAGTTGTGAATGGCGGGGCACTTGGTACTCCATCAGGAGGTACGCTAACAAATGCTACTGGTCTTCCAATCAGCACTGGTGTTTCTGGTCTAGGAACAAATGTTGCTACTTTCCTAGCAACTCCAACAACTGCTAACTTCCAAAACACCGTAACTGGTGCTACTGGAACTGGTGCAGTTGTATTTGGTACTAGCCCAACTCTTACAACTCCAGCACTTGGTGTAGCAACTGGTACTTCGATTAACGTAACTGGTCAACTAATCTCGACTCAGACAACTGGTACAGCACCTCTATCAGTTGCATCGACTACTCGTGTTACAAACCTAAACGCAGCCACCGCAGGTGTTGCTGACTCAGCGACTATCGCTGGTCAGGCTAACAACATCACCGCAACTGCAAACAACCTTATATTTGTTGGTGCTACCGCTAACACATTAGCAACCCTTGCTTACTCGACTGGAAACAACGGTCAAGTTCTAGGTATTACCTCTGGTCAGCCAGCGTTTATCACTCCAACAGCAAGCGGTGTTACTAACGTTGCCACTGGTACAGGCCTTACTGGTGGCCCTATCACTACAACAGGTACCATCAGCATTAACCTTGCATCTGCTCTTACCTACACAACCACTCAGCGTATTAACGTCAACTCAGACGTTTTGACATTTGGTATCCGTGCAAATACAACACAGACTGCTAATATCTTTGAAGCAAGAGATGGTGCTGCTGCAATGATGATGTCTCTGTCAAATGTTGGTACACTATTTGCAGTTACAATTGATGGTGGCTCAGCCTAGTAGCCGTTAAGGATAAGTAGAATGACAACAGACTTTATTTCATTATTGCCCTTAGAAGAACGCCGTACCGTTTTAAAGCAACGTATTCAGCAACTTGCAGCCGAAGGATATCAGCATCAATTAAATAGAGAAGGTGCTCAAAGGAACGGTAAGCAAGATTTAATTCTTGAGGCCGAACAAAAAATTATTGAAATTGGTAACGTCATTCAAATTTATCAAAGGGATTTAAACGCTCTTCCACCAGAACAGGGGTAGTAAATGCCTGTATCTACTAAATTTCAAGTTCGCAGAGACACCGCAGCAACATGGACCTCTACTAACCCAACTCTTGCTTCAGGTGAAATTGGCTTTGAGACTGACACCCTAAAGTTCAAAATTGGTAATGGCTCAACCGCATGGACTTCTTTAGGTTATCAAGCAGCAGTATTTAACGGTGGAACAATCACCAACGCTTTGGTTGTCTCCAACACTGGTGGCGTAAATACAAGCGGTCAATTTATCTCCACGATTGCGACAAGTAACGCACCATTTATAGTTTCTTCAACAACTCAAGTAGCCAACCTAAATGTCGCCACATCTGGCTCGGTAAACGCTACAGTCACAGGAACTAACTCCGCTAATCTTGTTTACGGAAGCATGGGTGACAACGACCAGTTCCGAATCCAAATTGGTGCTACCGCAACAAACGCTGGATTCGTAGAAATTGCAACCGCAGATGACGGTACTGAACCCATCCATGTGAGACAGTACACTGGCGTATTTGCCACACTGGCTAGGACAGCAACAATTCTTGACGGTTCTGGAAATACCACTTTCCCAGGAACAGTTTCTGGAACTAGATTTATTTCAAATGTGTCTGTTGGAACTGCACCGTTTACAGTTACATCTACAACTCAGGTAGCAAACCTGAATGTCGCTATTTCTGGCTCAACATCAAATGTTTTGGGTGGTGCTGCTGGCTCATTGCCATATCAATCAGCAGCAAATACAACAACCTACTTAGCAAGAACAGCCACAAATAACTCAACACTTGCTTTCAACTCAAGCACTAACGCACCGTTTTGGGTTCAGCCCACTCTAAGCAACACTTACTACGCAGCAACTACCTCTGCTCAACTAGCAGGTGTGGTTTCAGATGAAACTGGTTCTGGTGCTCTTGTATTTGGAACTACGCCAACTATCACTCCAGCAAACGCTGTCGCTGCGACATCAGCGAGCACGGCTGGCTACATTGGTATGCCACAAGTTTCTGTAAATGCCAACACCGCAATTCTTGCTACTCACGCTGGTAAACATATCTACACAACTGTCACTGGGTTAACCCACACTATTCCAGCCAACTCCAATGTGGCGTTTGAAGTCGGGACAGCAATCACATTTGTTACCGCCAGCAATGTTTCTCTTTCTATTGCTCTCACAACGGATACTTTGCGTCTGGCAAACAGCACATCGACTGGCACAAGAACCCTCGCTGCTAACGGTGTAGCAACCGCACTGAAAATCACCTCCAATGTTTGGATTATGAGCGGAAACGGTCTTACATAATGGTTGGTGTAGTCCAAGGGCTTTTGGCTTCTTATGGGACAGTCGCTGCTCCAGCACCGTCTTTGTTTAGATGTACAACTTTTCAAATTTCTATTGGTTGTTGTACTAACACAAACCAGTGTGGAACTTTGGGTATAGGTGCGTCCTGTAGTCCAGCAAGTTCGCCAGACCCATTTATTCCAGGCAACTGCGAGTAGCATGTTTACTACAGGAGAAAAATGCTTACTGACCAATTATTAGAATTTACCTACAACGGAACTAGAGGAGTGCCTCTGGTTTGGGTTATAGAAACTCAATGCGTTTATGACCTACCACTCTCAGTGGAGCACGCTGCTATTTTTACTGAGGCAACCGAGATAGCAGACATCTCAGAAGATTACCCAGAGCACGAAGGCGTAACAGTCCGTTTCATAAAAGACGGTCAAGTTCTAGAAGAACTACAAACCTCCAATTACTTCGGTAGTATCCTTTTAAGTGACCCACAAGTACTAAATCTTTTGGATTATCCATATGGAATGTATGTGTCATCACCTAACGCACTTTTTGTAAACGAAGAGTTTGTAATACTAGAGACAGACATGACTGGATTGGAACCGTTCCACGGTGAGCACGGAGCCTAAGAAATCCCGCTGGGAGCAGTACAAAGAAAAGAATGGCGTAACGCCACTCGACCTGCTAAACCCTAAGACTCGTAAGATTGACGAGAGCCACGCTGCTGGTCGTATGGCTATCTGTAAAGAATGTCCAGAACTTATTAAAGTGGTTGACCAGTGTAAGCAATGCGGTTGCTTTATGGAATTTAAAACAAAACTAGAAGCAGCCAAGTGTCCACTTGGCAAGTGGTAATACTAAGACTCTTCTCTTTCTTTTTTAGTCTTCTGCTCAAGTCGTCTCTCAAAGACAACCCCATCGTGCTTCATTTCACAGCACCGAGCCAATATCTGTACAACAAAAAATTCATTACAAACCTCACATCTGTAAGGGTCTGGCTCTCTATTTTGTTGTTCCATATACAACAATTATCGCACTCAACCTGATAGGCTATTCCTATGACAAAAATGACAAATACCGCTGAAATATTAAATGGCGATGTAAGACAGGCATTGGCATCCTTGCCAGACCAATCCGTACAAACAGTAATTACGTCTCCACCATACTGGGGACTAAGAGATTACGGAACTACTGGCCAACTTGGACAAGAAGACACTCCATACGAGTTTGTGGAAAACCTTGTAGAAATTTTTCGTGACGTCAAGCGTGTGCTAAAAGATGATGGCACAGTTTGGCTAAACCTAGGAGACTCTTACGTTGGTACTGGACACAAGGGCGAACACAAAGACCCTAAGTACAGCAATGGAAGAAACGGCCAAACCACCGCTTTAAACAATAAAGTCGATGGACTAAAGTCAAAAGATTTAATTGGTATTCCTTGGAGAGTTGCTTTTGCTTTACAAGAGGATGGCTGGTACCTTCGCCAAGATATTATCTGGGCTAAGCCAAATCCAATGCCTGAAAGCGTGAAAGACCGTTGCACTAAGTCACACGAATATATTTTTCTGCTTAGCAAAAAACCTAAATACTTTTTTGACCACGTGGCAATGAAAGAACCTGCTACAACTAAAAATGGAAAGCCACGTCAGTTTGGTGCATCTAATCAAGTAGGTACATTGCGTAACGACGAAGGTAGAGTTTTTGAAGACACTGGCTTGAGAAATAAACGTGATGTCTGGTTTGTATCTACCAAGCCATATAAAGGTGCACACTTTGCTGTCTACCCAACGGCTCTAATCGAGCCTTGCGTTTTGGCAGGTTCTAGGCCTAATGACACAGTGCTAGACATATTTTCAGGCTCTGGAACTACTGGAGTAGTGGCTTTACAAAACAACAGAAACTACATTGGCATTGAGATAAACAAGGATTACGCTGAATTGTCGGAGCAAAGGCTTACAACTGAAGTTGGAGTTTTTGGCTCAATTACTGTAAAAAGTGTTGAAAATTGACGTCAATGTGTGCTAGTCTATAGAAGTCAAGTAATTGACAGGCTGTTGTTCATATCAGTCTCCTTTCGTGGAAAACCGCTCAGTTCGCACAAACTGGGCGGTTTTTCTTTTTTCGTGCTAGACTATAAACATGTTTAAAGTACAAATGACAAAAGATGAAATCCGAGTTTGCACAATGCTAGCCGTAGAACGCTGGCTAATGAAGTTCGGTAGCACCGACCGCCCCAACTACGCAGAGGGCAAAAAAGACGGACGTCTAGAGCCAGAACTATTGGCTAACGTCCGAACCATTGTTGCCGAGTACGCTGTGGCAAAGGCCACCAACAAGTCCTATAACCTGCCTTGGTATCCAAACGAATTGCACCCTTATCGCAAAGACTTACCTGACGTCGGTGGGAACATAGAAGTACGCACAGTTCGTACTTATGATGAAGTTCCTATCTGGAAAAAGGATTCTGGCAAGGCAATCGTGGGCTGTAAAGTTACAGACATGGAATACTTCACAGAAGTTGAAGTTTACGGCTGGGTTATGGCTGACACAGTAATTGATAACGACTATTACATAGACCCGTATATTGGTGGCTGGCGTTATCCACTTACGTCGCTAACTTCATTCCCAGAGCCTACGCATTTAATCAATCTCCAGTAAAACGTTTAAACTTAGGATTAAGTTTATACGGCATTTTTTGCCAAAGTAAATGTACGAAAATGATACATTATTATATAACTCTGGAGTAACTATGACTGACAATGCAATTGCATTACTATACGCTCGTGTCTCAACTCAATTACAAGTTAACGATGGTGTGAGCCTTGATGTTCAAGAACGTCAACTAATCCAAGCAGCAGAACTGGCTGGCTTTACAGAGTACGAATTAGTTCGTGAAGAGGGTCGCTCAGGTAAGTCCATTTCAGGCCGTCCTGCCCTCACAGACGCCCTTAAACGCTTAGATAGCGGAGAAGCCCACGCTTTGTTTGTAACCCGTATAGACCGCTTAGCACGCTCTACAAAGGACTTTCTAAACATTATTGACCGAGCAAATAACAAAGGCTGGCGTCTTGTAATGCTCGACCTAAACTTAGATACCTCGTCCTATCAAGGCCGTTTCGTGGTGACAATTATGTCAGCACTAGCCGAGATGGAACGAGGCATCATTGCTGCCCGTCAGAAAGACGTACATAAAGACCGTCGAGAACGAGGCATAGTTTGGGGCGTGGATATGGGACCTAAGAATAAGACTCCAGAAGAGATTAAGTCTAGGATTTCTTCCGAGAGGTCTTTGGGGCTTTCTTTTCGTCAGATTGCTGAGGGGCTAAATCGAGACCAGATTCCAACGCAGAACCTTCGAAAATGGTATCCAACGACTGTAAAGAATCTGCTTGACTCAATTCAACATCAATCGGATGACTAGGCGTATTCACAACAACGTTTCCGTTTTCGTCTACATTTTCAAAAGGGTTGTAATCCTGCTGTGCTGTAGCCATCTGATTTTGAATTTCTAGAGTCTTTAAGAAGAATCCAGAGAAGTTGTATTCTCCAGCGTGAGTAATTCTTACCCAAGGTGCAGCGTAGACATGTTGCCCTGCTTGACGCCACATGTGACAGAAAGCGTAGTCCTCAGATAGAAGAATTGCTTCAGGCTCATCAGTAATGATAGTCGGGAAAAACTCAACCATCTTTTCTCCCATAGCAATATCAGCACTAGGAGAATTGTTGTTGTATGTCTTACATAGAGGAGCGATTGTGTCAAACACAATTCTACGAATAAACATCATTCCAGTACCGATGTCACGAACCTTAAAAGCCTCGTCAGCCTTAAATTCTTGATTCTCTGGTAGGAAGTTAATTGCAAAGTTTCCAGAGTAAAGAGAAAGTTCGTTTGCTGGGCGACCAGAAATTGCTGCAGCGTGTACGTTATCCCAGTTGATTGATTTCATTGGGTAGATAGCACCGATAAGGTCTTTACCAGAGTTGACCATTTTTACAACGTCGTCTGAAACCCATCCGTGGTCAGCATCGATAAACAAAAGAGCATCGCTGTCACTCTTTAAAAACATATGAGCGAGAGTGTTTCTTGCTCTAGTGATTAGGCTCTCATTTGTAATAGAGACATGGTTTACAGAGTGGCCAGACTCACCCAACTTAGACATAAGTTCACTTAGACAAGCGACATAAACGCTCTTTGAGATACCACCGTACATAGGGGTAGCAATCGTAATCTTCACTTCTTCTCCTTGTTATTTAGAAAGTTTTAGTGAGGAGGTCAGGAAGCCCTGACCCCCTCCTGTGCGTCTCTCCCAAGACACGTTTTTATACTACACCTAATTTACTAAAAACTGTTTCTAGCAAATCGTGTTGCCATGCTCCAGTCAACTTCGGCCGATGGCACAGCACGGGGTAGCAAAATCATTCCAGTAATTTCAGCCTTAGAGCCGTGACCAATGATAGTCAATCCTCTATCAGACAACTTACGGTTAAAGGCAATTTGAGTCATAGGACGCTCACCACGGTCTTCCGACCACATACGATAGACAGAGAATAGAGCCTTAACCGATAGAGAGCCTCCATCGGATTGCTTAGCCTCTTCATCCAAGAACAGGCCAATGCGGTCCTCGTTCTTGCGGTAAATTTCTGCTGCATCTTTTACAGAGGCACACCAACCAAGAGGGTCACGAGCAGACGAGCCTAGGTACTTAATTGCACCCTCGACAGCCCAAGACAGAATCGCTGGCAGACCACCTTCAGCATCAAACAAATATGCCTTTAGGTCTGGGTCTGGTGACTCAGGGACGTTGCTCCATGGAATAGGACGAATACGACGCCACATAGCATCGTCGTTAATCATTGGGCGATGGTTAGTTGTAATCCACAACTTAGCCTGAGCCTTAAATGTAAATGGCTTTTCACCAGGAGAACGAGCAGAAATTTCAGATGAACCAGTCAATTTCTTAATTGCGTTTTCTTTGATGCGTTCAGATTCTGGCAACTCGTCAACCCAAACCATACGACGACCACGAAGTTCGGCCCAGTGGTAGAGGTCGGTACTGCTAGTTGCTCCACCGTTGTCAGCCAAGATGCTTGAGTCCAGAGGCCACGCATATTGCTGAGTACCCATAGCCTTAACAACGGCTTCAACAAATGTGTTTTTACCAGAGCCGGGAGGACCGTAAACCAAGAACATAAGGTCTTGATTATTTAGACCAGTAAGGGTGTAACCAACTGCACGTTGAATCCACTCTTGAAGTTCCTTATCTCCACCAGTAGCAAAGTCAATGAACTGCTCCCAACGAACATTACGAAGTCCAGCAGTGTAAGCAACTTCTGCACGCTTAGTAATGTAAAGGTCAGGACGACCACGAAGTAGTTCACCAGTACGCAAATCAATAACACCGTTTTGAACACCAAACAAATATTCATCACCGTCCCAACGTTCAACCGCTGTGACAATCCGAGGGTCAGAGTTAGCACTTTCAATTGCACCATTCAAACGTGAGTTCGACTTAGCATTGTTAGCCCACTTAATAACTTCATTCTTCTTGTCTTGGTCAGAATAGTGGACCACTTCAGTTGCAATAATCGGTGGTAACTTTTTTGCCAACTCATGCATACCTAAATCCTCGGCATCTGGTTTCCAGTATTGACCGTCCCAAATAAACCAACCAATGCCAGGCGTGTAGCGAACCGCATTACCAAAAGAATCAACTAAGCGACGACCGTTACCGATGTCTGAAAGAGTACGTCTACCCGGAGTACCACCTTCGGCTTCAGAAATTGCATCAGGGTCTTTAGGGATATCAATGTTTCCAGAACTAAAGGCATCAGAGATTGACATACCGTTTCTAGTTGCTTCTGTGACTGAGCCACCAACTGTTCCAGGCAAACTGTTTTGCTCTTCCCAGTCGTCAGGGTCTGAAGTATTTACCGCAGGAGTATTGGCAGAAGCAAGAGTAGCGTTAGTTTCAGCCTGTGAGCGATTAACCCAACTCTCAAGTTCTGGGTACATCTTAAATCCAACAGGATTGTCAGCAACGAAGTCCATTGCACGACGAGTGTGCATAAGCAATGAGTTAGGACCTTCAAGGTCCATAGGTGGCTTAACCTTTTCAAAGTTGAAACGCATCATCATGGTTTCAATCATTAGACGTTTTTCAGAAGTCTCCACACCAAATTTGTTGGACATAGCACAGGCTAACTTGTAAATGTCAACAGCACGGGAACCTTCTTTAATTCCCTCTTCTAACATCTTGGCAATGTCTACACGCTCGCCACCACCAAAGTCAAGGTCAGACATCCAATCCCAATCGGTGGTGCCCATCGATGTCCCAGAGCGACGACTACGCTTACGCAAAGAATTTAGAAGTTCCTCAGGTGCATCAGCCATCTCAATTTGCCATGGTGCCTTACCATCAGCCCACTCATAAGTTACTCCAGAGAAATGGCGTGAAGGTGCAATCAGAACATAACCGTTGTGCTTGATATCAATTCCCGGTAAGTCAGAAGATTTTAGATTACCTAGCAGTTGCTCACTAGCCTCTACTTTGTAGTAGAGGTGGCGTCCACGAACGGCTTTTCCACCGTGATTGTATTCACCAGTCAAAGCCTCAACAGTTGGAGGTAACGCACCAACTATCTCTTCAAACTTTTCAAAAGATTCAATTCCACCAGAACGTGGGTCGATATCAATTACTAGGAATCCAGAAGGCTTACAATTTACGCCAATGTTTCGGTCTGGATTTGTAGTCCACCAATCACCAACAACGGAAGGGTCATCAGTTGCACGAAGTTGCCACTCACCAATTGCTGGATGCTTGCCTACGTCTTTAGGCTCAGTGTGTGCACCGTTACAGGTACACCTACCGCTATCATTTATTCCGTAGCAAGGGAGTATTTTCCAACCGTTATTTGCGTACCAGTTGGCCCCTTTGATGATTTTCTCAATGTGCTCTGACTTGGGAGATGTAGTCATTTATGTTGTCACCTGCGTCTTTACTGACAATTGTTTCATTTCAAACCTTTCGTTGTGCATACATGTTAGCACGAAGAGACGACAAATAATCTCAACTTGAGATTGTGTTTTTTGTGCCTTTATACAAATAGGAATGCACTACCTGAGGTTATAATTATAAGGTAAATCTGGAGTATGGATTAGGGAATGCCACAAGAATTAGTTATGACTACAGCAGCAGTAATTACAGCCATTGGTGTAATTATTGGCTCCTTAATTGCTATTTACAGGGTTGCTAAAAGAATAGGCGACTCTATTGGAGTAGACAAGTATGGCCGTACGCTGGCAGAACGCCTAGATAGAGTAGAGCACCAACTTTGGGAAAACGGTGGCTCCTCGCTTGCTGACCGAGTAAACAATATTGATAAGTCAGTAACCTCGCTTAGTGCTGAAGTAAAACTGATTACAGCAATTGTTACCGCATCTGCTGGAGTAAAGCCAGAAGTAGATACAATAAAGCCAAAAAGGACACGAATAAAAAAATCCGCTTAAAAACAGAAAAGCCGCTAAGATTTGTAATGACACAGGATGTATGAAGGAGTACCGATGTCGCTTTCAGACAAGTTAAAAAATGCCTCAAAATCTTCTCAAACTGCCTTATGTAAATTAGGGATAGTTTTACAGTCAACATCGGTTCCAGTAGAAGATAGAAACTATCTCAAATCAGTTTTAGAGGTAGAAGAGTCTACGCCAGATAGAATTCCAAATAGTCAAATAGGTAGAATACTTAGAGAAGAAGGCTACGACATATCAAATAGTGCAGTCGATAGGCACCGTAGAAAAGACTGCTCATGCTTTAGATGGGGTAAAAAATAATGAGCATTTCAGATAAATTAAAAGAATATTCAGAACCCGGTAAATCTGGCTCGGATGTTAAAGCATTAAATACTCCAGAAGATTGGCGACCACGTTTAGATGTCGATGACACTAAAGGTGGTTTTGTTGTATCCAGACCAAGACCTGCTGGACAAATTCCAGACGCAGAAGAAATATTAAAAGAGTTTGATTTAGACCCCAACGCTTGGGCAGTAACTTCCCTACGTCGCTCTCGTTGGCAGACTTACTCTGGAGAGTGGCTTGAGTCAGTTCGAGTGAGTTTATCTCCAGCAGGAGTGGCAGTTGCTGACCAATTAGATGCAGAAAAACTTATAGACGAGATTAAAAAGTGGCGTCCACAGGCTGGTATCAAAGCGTCAACTGGTGGTGGTGCATTTTCACTATTCCCTAGCGACCAACAAATTGGTAAAAAGACTGGTTCTGGTGGCACCGAGCAATCTATCGAAAGAATTTTGTATCTTACAGAATCTTCTGTTGCAAGATTTAAAGGTTTAAAAAAGATGGGCCTATCTTTAGGCACAATAGTTTTAGGACTTCCAGGAGACCACGTTGAAGGTAACGTATCTCAGGGCGGACGTTTACAAGGTCTGGCTGCATCAGACTTGGGAATAACAGAACAAGTCCGTGTTGCACGTCGCTTGCTTATGGCACAGATTAAAGCACTGGCACCATTAGCCGAAAGAATGATAATTCCTGTAATCAATGGAAACCATGACGAGGCAGGACGCTATGTTGCAACAGACCCAGCAGACGGATGGAACGTCGAGATTGCATCAGCAGTTCAAGACGCTTGTGCAGAAAACCCAGCACTACAACACATCGAGTTCCGTTATCCAGCCTCCGGGCATCAGACACTGACAGTAGACGTAAACGGCACAATGTTAGGTTTGTTCCACGGACATCAGGCAAATCAAAACAACGTTCTTAAATATTTATCTGGACAGGCTGCAGGTCAAACCGCATTAGGTGGTGCAGATGTTTGGATTTCTGGACACTTTCACAACTTCCGCACAATGGATGTAGGGGACCGCTTGTGGCTACAGTGCCCAACTACTGACCCTGGGTCAGAGTGGTTCCGTGACCGTGCAGGACTAGAGTCAAAGCCGGGACTTTTAACTATGGTTCTTGGTGGAGATTATGACCCTCGGGAAAACATAAGCGTGTTGCCAGTTAAGTAATAATGAAAAGCAAAACTTACATTATCGCTTGGGACGGTGCAATAGAAAATTGCACACGCATGAGCAATCAATTTTATGGAAAAATAGACCACAAATTTTTTAACGTATCCGCATCTCCAGAACTAAATGAAAACTGGCAGAGAAGACGAGACGTTAGATACTACACTCACTTTTTTAACTCCGTAGAAGAATTTTTAGAAACCGACGCTGAGGTTTTTATCTTTAGTGCTGGAGATGCTAAATATTTTGACTACGTAGGATACACAAAATACATAGAACAAGTCTTTTCTGAAAACCCAAACCTAATTGCTTTTGCACCAAATGCGTCAAATGACGCTTGGTCGGGTATGCGTTCTAACATAAGACCTTCTACTAAGTACACAAATTTTTATTTGACTACATGCACTAACGGAATTTATTTTGCCCTAAGCAGAGAAATGTGCGTTGTTCTAAATGATTTCTATCGGTGGTCATCTGTAGATAGCAAACTTATAGAGTCAGAAAAAATGCTTAGTGGGTGGGGTATAGATATTGTAATAGCAGCCTATGCTATATATAATAACAAGTATTGCTACAGAGACCGCATGGTTGAAATCAATCATCCGCCTTCAAGTAACTACAACATACTTAGAGCACAAGAAGAGGCATTGATAGTGATTAGAAAATTTTCAGATTTTCTTGAGCAAGTATTGTCATATGACTCATATAGATATCTTCAGATAGTTGAAAAAATAGGTCAACTGTTTCAAGAGCCACGTTCATTGACCTTAGAAGATTTTTACCAAAACCCAAAGGAAGTAGAAAATGCCTAGAGTTTACACTGGAGGAAGTTTTGACCTTCCGCATCACGGGCACTACAGACTTCTGGAACGTGCAGCACAACTTGGATTAGTCACAGTTGCACTAAATTTATCTAACTTTTCGGAGCAGTACAAAGGCAAGAAACTTATTATGTCCTACGAAGAGCGTAGAGAGATTCTTCTTGCTTGCAAATGGGTAGATGAGGTAGTGCCAAACTTTGGTGGAGCAGATTCAAAACCAGTAATTGAATTAGTAAAGCCAGATTTTATAGTAGTTGGCTCGGATTGGGCCACTAAAGATTATTACAAGCAAATGAGTTTTACTCAAGAGTGGTTAGATAGCCACGGAATTGGCCTATGCTACGTTCCCTACACTGAGAGTATTAGCACTACAGAACTACGTAAAAGAATTATTTCTTAGAATTTTTTTCTGCACGTTCTGCATGGTAAGCATTTACCGCATTAGCACTTGTCCTGCTACGCCAAATAAACCCACAGTCAGTGCATTCAACCATACGTGCCGTGGTCCAGCGACCACCGCCCGGTAAATCTACAATGTATGTTTTTAATTTGCTAGTGCGAGCAGAGCAATAGCCACACTGAGGATAGCGACCTCTGCGATATTCATCACCATTAGCATCGACAGATAGAGTTCGACGAATTTCATTTTCATCTTTTCCACCCCAGATGCCCCAAATTTGTTTACTTTCCAAAGCATATTTAATACAGTCCCTTCTTACTGGACAAGTAAAGCATAAGTTTTTAGCCTCATACTTATCTTCTGGTTTATCAGAAAAAAATAACTCAACGTATTTTTGATTTTCTTTTTTGGAACATAGCGAGTCCTTTTGGTAGGACATATCTTTAAAATCATCTGACATTAATATTCACCCACGTGACTGGAATAACCTTTTCTACTGTGTCTTCATAGATTGTCATTCCGTTAATGTCACATGCGGTGAATTCAGGTTCGCCATCAATAACTCCAACATAGCCATACTCATAGGAGCAGATATCTAGAGTTGAAAATGCTTGACTTAAAGAGTCAGTGTGGCCATCTCTTTGTATGGTAGAGGCCAATGCACGTCTGATTAAGTCATTAGATAAATCCACGTGCTCTTCGGTATAAAAAACCATGGACCGTGGGTCTGATGGCTGATAGTTGCTACCATCCCACTCGCTCCAAAGAGTTTCGCCTATACGTGAATCTTTCATAGTATAGATTATACATTGTTATAAAAAAACCACTAAAAGACACGCTTGTTATTATTTAATTTACAGGCCAGACATATTCGTAAGTTTCAGGTCTACTGCCGTTGTCTTCTTCCCACTTAAATTGGCTGTACCAGTTGTAGTCTTTGCTTAATAAAGCCATTCTGTGGCTGGATGCAATCTGGGTAAATTTACTAAAATCAGACAACCAAGAAGGATTTTCAGAAGCACTTTCTGAAAGTAGTCCAAGTTGAGTAGCCCTAAGTATAGTTTGGTGAGCCTTGTCGCCAATAGTTGAATTAAAGCCACGACGTTTCCACTCGTTAACCATTGCTTGTATGTAGTCGTGTAGAGCCACTTCATGGCCTCGCCACATCTTAGTAGCAGGGTGATTCACCCATCCTTTAGGCTTTCTATGCTCCCCCTGAGGGTCTAGTTCAAGAAGGGTCATAAGAATCTGCCAACCCTCTAAGGCTTGCTTGTTGAGGCGTTTGTTGTCTAGAGTTTTTGCAATTTTCTCAAACGATGATGTTAGAGGTAGAAATGTTTGCATGTTGTCCTTTCGTCGTTATATAACCATTATACAGAAAATCTAGAATTTTGCAAGATACATGCCAGTAACTTCAAAAGTTTGGTGAGCAACAATTCCACCAAATGTCTCTAAAATTTCTTCGTGGCTCCAGTCATCCTTGACGTGCTTTTCATAAGGATTGCCGTGAATGTGCCCCTGAGGAAATTGAATAATTGGCATAGAGACAATTGCATACTTAGCCTCTTTAGATACACGCTCCCACAAAGCGACCGCATCTTCCTTACTCATGTGCTCAAGAATGTCACCAAAAATTACTAAATCATATTTAAAGTGTGGGTATATTCTTGCGTCACAAACCCAAACTTCGTTGTAAATTTTATCTAGTTTGAATTCTGTAACATAAGGTGCCCAGACGTCTACTCCAACAGTGTATGTGTTTGGAGAGTACTTTCTAATAATTTGACCATAGATACCTTCACCAGCACCAAAGTCAATAGCACTTGCTGGTTGCATTTTTTGGATTACAGATGCAGCCCAAGGTTTGTTGGCGTAGTCAGAATTTGGCATTAGTTTTTTACCTTTACGTATGCTGTAGCAGAAAATGACTCTGGTTGTTTGTCTGTAGCGGTTACTTCTAGTTCAATATCTACAACTTTAAGTAGTTCTTCTTGTTCTAGACCTAGATATTCACTAGCAATCTGGGCAACTCTTCTTTTTATTTCTTCTTGGTTTGAACCATAAACATTTAAAGTTAGTTTTTCCCTAATCACTTGACCATCTTTTCTAGTTTTTCTGGAGAGTAGTGAGCACCGTCTAGTTGAGGCTCTCTGTCATCATTAGTCTTCATAATGATGTCACCAGAGCGAATAGCAGTTACTACACCTTCTCTACCATTGTGAGTCATTCCAAGTTCTCCATCAAAAGCATCAGCCTTAACTCGAACATAGTCAGCAACTTTGATATCTCCACGACGCACTGGAACCCAAATTCCGTTAGTTTCTTCTGTCTTGGCTAGGGAGTGTCCTCTGATTAACTTAGAAAATATGTCCACCACTTCTGGCACATCATTATCTCTAACAGATACGTCACGCCAAGCAGCGAGCAACTTTAATACAGCGTTTCCAACACCTAGTCTTACTTTGGCTTGGGCAAATTGCTCTTTTACCCAGTTTTCATTTATCTTTCCCATGCTATTTTCCTATGTTAAATGTTGATTCTAAATTTTTTAATGCTGTTTTCTTATCAGGAATGTTTGCCAAATAAGATTCTTTCTGAGCCAGAGAGACTAAGTCACGTCTGCTTTGACTCATTTCCTCTATGCTATACGCTAAAACAGACCAAGCGTCCCCCAAAACACCGCTCTCTTTCCACTCCGTTATTATTGGAGTTTGAGTGTTTAGAGCCTGAACGTACCTGTAACTCCAAGCAGTACCGTCTCTTCTATCTGGGGATATTAATGCCCCAAGAGAGCGTTGCAACTGGGTAATAACGTCATAGTCAGTACTTCCACGATTAATTTTCATCGGCAGAGTCGGTAATTTTAGAAACTGCACCTGACTCTTATACCAAGGAGATTCGCTTGAGTCATAGACCCATTTTTGAATTCGCTCTTCTTCTCCAGCACTCGAGTCAGAAATAACATAAGAGTCTAGATTTAAACCAACTAAATTCTTTTTTAGATTTGGAGCCATTTTTACTGAATCTAGGGATTTCCAAGGAAGTTTTGCATACACAGTTTTTTGCCAATCTTCTTTATAGAGAAGGTTTACGGCATCAAAAGCACTGTCCAGTAACTTTTTATCGGCCACCACGTTTGAGTACTCTTTGCGATAAGAAAAGAAAGATTTAGTCAGACTCTTTGGGTTATTAATTACAGATTTTAGGCTAACTTCTATTTGACTTGGCGTTGGGGTATCGACAAACAGAGTTAATTTGTCTGACCCCCACATAGTCTGAATTACATTAAGTGCACCATACACTCTGTTAGCACCCATGCTAGTAATAGGAGACACTCCAACTACGACTACATCAAACTCATTTAGAGTTTCTTTTGTCATGTAAACACTCGGGCTAGCCCAAACAACTTCGTGACCAGCATCAATTAGTGCCATATTAATTAAGCCAGCAAAACTTAAGTTTTTTAAGTTAGCGGAAGAAGACGCTTGAGGGGCTGACATCCCTGTTAGAAAAATTCTTGACATTTATTACCTTAATAGAAAAAGGGGCACCGTCACTAATACTAGCAAACGATGCCCCTTTAATTTTATGTTCCGACCTAGAAAGGAGCGTCAGTTGGTGCTGAAGTAGCCACTGGAGCAGGTGGTACTGCCACTCCAGCAGTGCTTGGAGCAGGTGGAGCAGGTGGAGCAGGTGGAGCAGGTGGGGCCACTGGAGCCACTGGAGCAGAACTTGCTACCTGTGGTGCTACAGCAGAAGATGCATTAACGTGGTACTTCTTGATTTCGTTCTTTACATCGTTGTTCCATGTACGCTTTCCAATAGTTGCACGGAAAGTTTTGTCAAGGATTGTAGCCTCAACCTGTGCATTGCTCGGATTGTTGTTCATAAAGAACTCACGAGGAACACCAAGTGCTGCCATCTTTGAAAAGAAGATACCTAGGGCATTCTTGTTTTCAGGAGAAATTACTAGGTTGTCCCAGATGCGACGCTTTGCAAAAGGGCCACCCTGAACTTCAGTAGTAATTTTGAACATTGTCTTACCACTCTGAGATACTGTGGCCTTAGCCTCAATAACTTTGAGTTCGTATTCGCCGTCGGGCAACGGCTCGTAATTTCCGCCAGCAGATTCGCCAGCATCCTTTACTAAATCGCCCCAGTTAATGCTACTCATAGCACTCACCTATCCTTAATGTTGGGTTATTTTATCTACTTAGGATTCTAAGCAGACTTCTTTTTCTCGGCTTTTACACCGAAAATCATGTCGAGCATACGCTCTACGCCTAGGTTTTCTTGCTCCACAATGGCACCAAGACGACCTTGAACGCGTTCTCCAGCCTCAACTTCATCAGTACGTTCCACATACATACGGCGTGCCTTGTAAGGCAACTGAGTTGGGTCTGGGTTTGGAATGGTCTCGTTAGAAATATATCCGAGAACATCGTAGAAGTACGGAGCCTGAACTTTCAACTGACCCTGTAGATAAGGGTGCATACGATTGTCCTGACCACGGCTAGCCATAGCAGTCATAACTACAGCCTCAAGAGGCTGAGTAGGGTGCGAGGTTAGGTCACGAAGGTCACGAAGTAGGTGCCCCATGTGACGAAGTAGTTCGCCCCACTGTTGCATCTTCATCTGCTCGGTGCCAGCAATGTTATCCATACACTTCACTTGAAGTTCTGAAATAGAGTCAATGATAAGCGACTTAAATTGGTGCTTACCTGACTGTAGCCACTGGAACGCTTTTAGGACTACATCGTAGTCACGAACCTGTACAACTACTGTGTCCCAAGTGCCGTCAGCCACTGGTGGCTCTTCTCGCATTGGGTCCCAATACTTCACATTGATAGGTAGGAAACGGTGTCCACCTTCAACGTCTAGCATCAGGCGAGGGTATGGTGCTGTGACTGCAAAAGTTGATTTACCAACCTTTGATTCGCCATAGACCATCATGGTGAGGGAACGATGTACTTCTGACATTAGTTCTCACTGCCTTTCTTTTCTTCTGATTTGTAGTAACCATACGGGTCGGCGACCTCGTACATCTCACTAATTGCTGCCTCGGCGGCGGAACCGTCGTCGATAAGCGGACAAATAGTGTAGAACTGACACTTCCATTTACAATCCTTGCCAGGTGTCGGATACGCAAGGTAGTTGTGGTCTCCACCAGCGTCGAGACCCTTCTTGACATTCATTAAATCTGAAATGGTTCCGTGAATTCTTTGCCAAAAAGAACGCATTGTGTACTGATTGTGACGTACTTCAATCTGCTCGTAAAACGGTGGCTTTGCAGCAGCAGTACGCTTTACCTTTTTAAGCATGGTAAAGATTCCACCCTCAGAACGTTCTTCAGGATTCTTGTTTTGAGCAGACTCCAAAAGCATGTAGGTAAGAATCTGTTCGTTCATTTGTGCTTGATTAGCAAAGTCAGAGAATGACCCACCAACGGTCTTAAAGTCACGGAACATACGAACGCCATCGGAGCGACGACGAACACGCATATCCAACTTACCTTGAAGAACAACTTCTCCATCGAACAACGGCATCTGAATAATTTCTTCAGTTGAAATCATTTCAAGGTCTGCATCGATACCTTCGTCTTCCATCCACTGGAGGTAGCCCTCAAGCATGATGCGACCAAGTTCGGCCTCTGATTCTAGGTCGTGAGTGTCACGTGCATCAGCAACAAGTAGTTCCATGTCTTTTGCTACAAGTGCCTTGTGAGCCTCAAGCAAATCAACACCAGTTGAGTAGTGCTGGTCTAGTGCCTCGTGGATACGAGAACCTAAAGCAAGAGCACCAGTAAATTGCTTAGTGCGTGGCTGTAAGCGACGGTAGTAGGCTAGCCACCACTTACGGCGACAGTCTTTAAAAGTCTGTATCTCAGAGTTTGAAAGCGTGTATGGTGCTTTTATTTCTGTTGTAATTTCGTCATTCATAATTAGATAGTACCAGCCTTATCTTCTTTTAGCAACTCTAGTAGTTTGGCTCTATCTTTAACAATCTGGTCAAAGTTGTCGGCCTTAGTTTCAAGAACTTGAATTACTCGTTCTTCGATTGTTCCTTCAGTAACATAGTCCATGATTAGGACAGAGTCGTGAATTTCAGAACCAATTCTGTGAACACGGTCAAGTGCTTGCTTGTGGTCAACAAGAGACCACGGTCTTTGTAGCATAACCAAACGACGTGCTGCAGTCAAAGTAACACCTACACCACCAGCCTTGTCAGTGAACAGAATCCACTTGATTCGACCTGCTTGGAAATCGTCAATAGCCATCTGACGCTCGTCTTCGTTTTGAGCACCAGTAATCATTCCGTGAGCAATACCTTCTTTAGTTAGGTTTGCACTTAGCAACTCCAACAACTGACGAGATACAGCACACACAGCAACGCTGTCTTCGCCAAAATCGCCATTCTTGATATCGTCCATAAGAGCATCTACCTTACATGATGGCTCTGACAAACGAGTCTTTGGTTCACCAGTAATTTCGTCAATAACCATTTCGGCATATGAACTTGCAAACTGGTGGAGACGCAAAGTCTGAGTCAAAACGCTAGGTGCTACAACTGGACTGCTACCTTCAAGTTCAGCAATCATAGTGTCACGCATCTGCTCGTAAGCCTTCTTCTGCTTAGTAGACATTTCTACGTCACGACGCTCAAACATCATCTCTGGCAACCAAGGCAACACACGAGATTTCAACATACGACGCATACGAGGATTAATAGTTGCGTGGAACTCTTCTTCCATGTGTGGCTTTACGCCAAGAACCATCATTCCACCAAACGCATTGAGCATTGTGTTAATCATGCGGTCAATCCATCTAGTCTTGCTCGGGAACTCTTGCGGAGATAGCCAATGCAAGATAGCCCACATGTCAAGAACGTTGTTAGCAATTGGAGTACCAGTCAACGCAAAGCGAATGTCAGCATTGCCAGTTGCAGACCAAAGTGCACGAGTCTGTTTTGACTTAGGCTCTTTTGAACGGTGCATCTCGTCGGCTACGACAGCCTTAAAATCAATGCCGTTGAGTTCACGAGGGTGAACTTCACAACGGTTTAGAGTTACACGGTCATCGTGTCCACCACAGTCTGGGCACTTAGCAAGTGCCACTGAACCGTAAGGTGCTAGACGAGAGTGTGAACGTAGAGATTCCCAGTTGATAACGTAAACCTCTACGCCTTCTTCGTCAAATTGTTTACGACGCTGAGTTGCAGTTCCCTTGATAACTTGGACCTTTACTTCTGGC